TAGCAGTACAGTACACCCTAAACATTCGGGTATGGGGCCATTATTTGCCACTACGCGAAGAAAAGTCACATTAAACAAGCATTCTCTAAGGGGAATGTAACAAAAACTTTATATACTCATTAAGATTAGTTATTTAAAGCCATGTCGTTCGTAGATAATATTAGGCGGCGTTTTGCCACCACTGGTAGCAACCCGTCGTACAAAGAAGACGACCCTCGCAGTTTTGGTGCGGGTGTGATAAAAAGATTAAAAATCAACAAAGGTTTTGGTGGTTTTAATCAAATAAAGGATTATGAACCCCATATTGGTAAGAATAGAACCTATATGAATGTTTATCTTTCTGACCCTATAATTCGCACTCTTATTGATTTACCATGCCTTTATGCAGTTAAAGACAATTTCGATATTGTAACTGAAAAGGAAGATATACGCGAAGAAGTCGAAGAAATGTTTAGAGACATCAATATAGAGAATGTTCTATATGGGTGGCTCAGGAATGCACGTATTTTTGGAACTGGTTATTTAGAATGGACCGGAGATAATCTGGTCTTAAGGTCTAGCCAGAACATGTTCGTTAAGAGGAATGAGCACGGACAAATAGAATACTATTATCAAAAAGTAGGAGATGACAAGGAGAATGTACGCTTTGAAGAGGGTGAAATAATAGAACTCAAGAATAATACCTTCGATGATTATGCGTATGGCCTTTCTGACATACATCCTATTTTATATTTGGTAGACTTAAAGGATTACGCTGAAAGAGATATAGGAGCAGCATTAAATAAATATGCTTCCAGTCGTTTCGACGTAAGTGCTGGTTTACCCGATATGCCTTATGGCCCCGATAAGATAAATGAAATTGTTGATGCCTTTAATACACTGGCGCCCGGCGAAGATATTATTCATGGAAATGACATTATAATAAAAGAATTACAAGGTACGCAGCGGGCTTTTGAATATGGAAAGTATACTGATGATATTTTGGCTAAAATCCATATGGCCCTTAAAGTACCCATGACAATGTGGTCAGACCCCGAGAAGGCACGACCCATTTTCGAACCCTATGTGCGATATCTACAATCATTGGTAGAAGGCGCACTCAATGCACAGCTTATGCCCCAATTAGAACAAGGGGAAGCTAAGTTTAAGTTTAGGCAAATTAATGTTGAAGACGCATTCACTAAAGCCAAGACGGATATGATATATCTGTCCGAAGGTGTATTATCGCCCGGTGAAGTTAGAGAGGAGCGAGGTCTTGACCCTGAAGGAGTTACAGAATTGGATATGGAAACTTCAGAGGATATCAAGGCTTCTCCTATCACAAAGGAACAGAGCGATAAGAATGCAAACATTTCTGGCGGCAAGAAGACAGATAAGAAAGAGGAATCTGCCAGAGCACAGAATAGGGGCAATAAGCCCTCCGCAAACGCAACAGGTGATAGAAAATGACATTTGAAAAATGTATGATGTCTGTAAAGACTACACTAAAGAAAAGGGGTTTTGGTAATCCCGAAGAGATTGCTGCTGGCATGTGTAGCATGTGGGCGCAAGAGAATGGCGTTGAGCGGGAATTTGCAGAGGGCAAAACCATTGTGCCGGTTCAGAGGTCATTTGCGCTTTCTTTAGGGGAAAGTGATGATATGACATTTACTAGCGACGAAGGAATTGATTCTGTATCATTTCCCGTAATCGCTATTACTTCCGGGCCTCATGAGTATGAGGAAGACGGAAAGCAACATAAGGTTTATATAGAGGGAGGGATGTTAAAGGATAATATAGAAAGTTTTAACGAGCTTCCTATGTATGTAGACCATCAACGAACACCCGAGGATTTAATCGGCATGGCAACGAGTCCAGAGTTGTTTGAGATGGATAATGGAAAGACCGCCATAAAGATGCTGGCAACAGTATCTAACAAATATGGTCGTGGTCAAGAAGTGATGGACAAAGTCAAGGACGGGGACATGACCCACGTGAGTATTGATTGGTTTTCCAATGATATTGATGTGATGGGTGACACATATGCCACCAAGATTCGTCCCACAGAGGTTAGTTTCATTGACAATGAAAAAATGGAACCCGTCTGTAAGGAATGTACAATAGACAAGGAATGTGGATTGCATGCACCTGAAGACGACCACGACTGTGGTTGTGGTGGTAAAGAAGGAGCGTGTGAATGTGAAGACGGGAAAACAGAGGTAAATATGTCTGAAGAAATAAAAGATACATCTGTAAAATCCGACGCAGAGAGCATTGTCGAACGCGAGTTCGCTTCTCTACGCGCACAGTTGAACGAAGCTGAAGCTTCCAAAGAGGACATCAAATCCAAGTATGATGCTGCGATGAAAGAAATCGAAGCATTCAAGAATGCTGAGGAAACGAGAGTCGCTAAGGAAGAAAGAGCTCGAAAGGCTGTCGCTGTAGAGGCGATTATGTCCCGCGAAATCCTCTTCGGTACACTCGAAGAAGATAAGAAGGACACGCGCGAAGAAGAACTCTCCGCATGGGATGAACCCAGATTGACTGGGTTTAGTGAGGCTTTAGCAGCAATGCCAGAGCCCACGCAAGAGGCCGAGAGGTCTTTCGGAAAAGGTAAATCAGCCGACGAGGGTGAAAAACCAGAGACCGAGAGAAAATTCGGCATGAAGATGGTGGACGGGAAGATTAGAATCGACCCTGAATACTATAGAGGTGATTAAGAATGGCAACAGAAATTTTAGTTAACGATGGTGGAGCACCCGCTCGTATACTTCCCTATGTAGCCGCAGAAGCAATAAGCGCAGGAGAATTTTTAACTGTCGATGGAGACGGTGAAATGCAACTTGCAGACAGTGGAGACTCAGACGGCCAACAATTTGTTGGTGCAGGATGGTCTTTAACAGATGCTGCTTCCGGGTCAATAGTGAATGTAATTACGGGCCGAGGGGTCGTACTCAATATTCAAACAGATGCAAGCATGCTTGCTGGCATTGCTTTGATGATGGGCACAACTCCGGGACAAATGACAACCGCAACGAATGCGACAACAAAGCCAAACTCACAAGCTGTGAGTCTTTCAGATACGAATGTAGCTGGAGCAACGACTGCTGGACTATGGAGGGTCCAGACCGTATAAGGTAAGGTGAGAATATGGTTGATGCAACACCCGGTTTATTAACTAGTCTAAATAGTGGAGCTGCCGATGGCGGCGCTGGAGAGCGAGTACTTATTGATTACAAAGAAGCAATACGTGACTATCGAGTTACGGACCTTCCTGTAATGCAATATTTCGCAGACCCTATGACCACAGATACAGGCGGTAATATTGATATTACTTTCGCAAAGCCTTCCATGAAAATGGAAGAGATAGATGAGGGAAGCACTCCTCAATACCAACACACAAAGCTACGCTCCGAGCGTATCAATGTGAAAGAATGGGGTATTGCAGTCGGTGTAACCCGCAGAATGATAGAAGATTCAAGGTTCAACGAAGTTGAGATGGCTTTGAATGAGGCTCGTAGAGCCGTAGACCGCCATTTAACGGCACAAGTCGTTAAGGTAGTTTTCGGTGGAGGAACCACATTCGGAGGAATAGACATAACAGGCGCAACCACTGAGTCAGCTATCACAACTTTCGCTACGAACCCATACAGTGGTTTCTTAGGTAAGGATGCTACGTTTGCTGGTCGTCTAGACCAATATGCAGACCAAGCCGTCTTAGCCCTTTCAGGAGCCAAATCGTATAACAACACTAGTGCGGCAACTACAGGAAGTATCGCTTTAACCGATATTGCTGCGGCTATTTCCCGTATGTCATTGCATGGAGCAAGTGCAACTCATTTGTTCATTTCTCCAACGCACTACGAGAACTTGCTTAAGCTAGCTGACTTCGCAACCGTATTCACGGCTGCGCAAGCAGGAGCTGCTATTAGTACTGGTGGTAATGTTATGCCAACCGACCCTTCAAACAATCCATTCAGCGAGATGCTGAATACAGGTGGTTTGGTGGGAAGATTGTATGGTTTGGAAGTAGTCGTAAATGCTTGGGTCCCAAATGACCGTATGGGTATTTTCGACCTTTCCACGAAGCCAATGGCATACGTTGAAAGACGTGCCTTGACGGTAGAGGAAGCGAACCCCGGTTTCGGAATCTTAGGTTCTTATATGTCGATGAGATATGGTTTGAAAATCGTAAGACCCGAAGCAGGACAAATTTTAATTAACGCATCTTAGATTGAACTAAACGTTTTTTAGAAAGGGTACGGGGAGAACCCTAATCTCCCCAATCATTTTTATTAGTTCGGAGAAGGATGCCTAATTATACCTCAATTCTTAATAGATTACCGCCTAATGCGGTAGGACGCAAGCGTATTCAAAGCATTGAGAAGGCTATAGACCCCCAGACCAACTATTATGCTACCGGACTCACATGGGACGCTACTACTTATAAATATACTATAGGAATGACTGGCGCTAGTAATGTTGTAGGAGGGAGCCAACAGACCTTTGGTAAGACCATCTATATAAGTGGAAGTACTGCGGGTCTTTTACGATTATATGAACCAACTAGTGCGGGCTCGGATTATGTTTCCATAGCCGCTCCGGCTACTTTAGGTTCTTCTTATTCTCTGGTATTACCTACCGATGATGGAGATGCTGACCAGACGTTATCAACTGATGGTGCTGGTAATCTTTCATGGGTCGATAATTCAGATGCTAATTTTTATCTGAATGCCCTTTCATTCGGAATTGACAGTAAGATAACAGGAAGTATGGGAGGTGGAGGCACTACCGTAACTGGCAATGCCATGACCACCTTTACTCCTGCAACTTCTTTTACTGCTGAAGCTACATTTACAACAGGTTTAGAAGTTGGTGCAGCCTCTGGGGCGCCCGGATATATTACTATTTTACCAGAT